GTACTACCAACCTAGGTTCTTGTTGAGAATAGTCAAAACAACCCCATGTATGGCCCTCCTCGGGCACAAATATCGTCCTAAGTTGGTTACCCATATCACTACCAGATTTTGGTATTTGCTGTAAATTAGGGTGTGTCATAGAAAATCTACCGGTTACAGTTCCGCCAAACTCTGATCTTAATTGATTTATATCGGCGTGTATTCTACCTTTGTGGACATATCTAAATATAGATTCCATAAAAGTGGTTCTAGCTTTGTTAGCTTGTCTAGCATTGTTAATTAAATTTATAATAAAGTTATTGTGATTTTTTAAAAAGTTTTTTGTAAAACTTGGTGCTTTTGTTTTTTCTGTTTTAGGATAATCTAGCTTTAAATGATCAAATACTTTAGCTATTGATCTTGCAGCCCAAAGATCTGGAGCAAAACCTATTTCATCTTTTATTCCTTTAAGCATTGTATTCTCAGCTCTGATAAGATTTTTTTCTACCATCTTTGCATGTTCTAAATCCACTCTGACACCTTTTGATTTCATCTCAACTAAACAAGGAAACAAAGATGTTTCTAGATCAAATATAGAATTTAAATCTTGATGGTTTATCTCTTTTTTTAATTCTTGCCAAAGAGCAAAAGTTATCTCTGCATCTTTTTCTGCGTACTCTCCAACATACATTGCAGGAAGTTTATACATCTCTGCTTTAGGATCTATACCCCATGCCTGTGCAGCTTCATTAAGAGAAGATTCATTTTTAGACAAACCTGTAAATTGTTTAGCCACACTGTTTAAATCATATCTCATTCTGTTTTCGTCTATGAGAGATGTGGCTATCATTGTATCTACTATCTTGCCATTTATTTCATAGCCCTCTGCTCTTAACCAGCATACGTCATACATTGCGTTGTGAAATATTTTTGTAGATGAATTTTTTAAGACACCTTGTACCCAAGTCATAACTTTTTTATTATCCATATTTCCACCACCTTCATGTCTTATGGGAAAATAACCTGACCAGTTTTTTACAGCTATAGCAAAGCCAACTATGTTACCAACTTCTCTAAACATGCCAGGACCCATCTTTTTAAGCTCAGGATCTTTAGTTTCTAAGTCTATTGCTATCTCATCATAATCAGATAAATCAGGAAAAGACTCCGGCTGAACCCACTCCGTAGGTGGGCTGAACATAGGTTTTTGCATCATTTGTAATCCCTCTCTATAATCATTTCTATAAAATGTATTGCTTTCAATAAATCTTCCTTACCATTTTTGTCTTGATGTCTAATAATATATTTAATAGCACATCCTTCCGGATATAGCAATTTATTCTCAACCACAAACTTGCTTGGCTGTATAACATACTTTTGGTAGTGGCTCCCGCCGTGCTGTTTATTCCATACTTTACTCATCTTCATTCTCCTTTTCATATTCTGGAAAGTTATCTTCCCAAACTTCTTTTTGTTGTCTTCTAATAAATTTTTCTAGTTCTTCTTCACTCACTAAAATAATCCTCCTGGTCAGAACCACCATAAAAATATCTATCTAACATTTCAAAAGATTGCTCTCCTATTTTTTTTCTTGGTATTGGTCTGTACATAAATAAATTTTCTGTTGACCTGGTTACAGCCACGTAGGCACAACGTATCTCTTCGTGCCTGTGTTTTGGTGTTTTTTCCTTATAGTTTTGATAACATGGAAAACTCCATATATCACAAACAACAACGTTTTGAGCTTCTAAACCTTTTACAGAGTGTATGGATCCAATTAAAATTTGAGTGTCTAATAAAGTTTTATCTTTTTTATAAACGTTTACTATGTATTCGTGAGCTTCATCAGCATCTAAAAACAACTTAAATTCTACACCACCATTCATAAAAGATTGATTTTGAACATTATCAACACTAAACCTTATGTAATCGTACCACTCTTTGTCTATAGAAAAAGATTCTTTAAATATTTTTCTATTTAACATATCTTGATAATCGTAATAATTATCAGTAACAAATAAACTACTTTTATCTGGTTTGTTATCTTTTTTCTTAATATTAAGATATTCTGATTTTATTGCCTGTATTAATTTACAAACATGTCTTCCTTCTATTTTTTCTCTTTTAACTAATTTGTGCCAAAGATTTAAAATGTCCCTGACGCTGTTTTTTATAGAATAATTATATGAATTAGCTGAACCAGATTTAGCTTTTGTTTTCCACAATATATTATTTTCCATTAACATTTTTTTATAATGAAAAAGCCTGGTGTTAGTTCTACTGCACATAATCCAAGATCCTTTTTTTACTTTCTCTTGTATGTCGTATAGCTCTGTCCCTATTTCTTCTATACAACCTTCTACTTCAACACCATCTTTTATCTTAGGTCCAAATATTTTTTCTTTTCTATATTTTGGTCCTATGTTTGATATTATGTTTTGAGAAAAATTTAATATTTTTTTAGGTAATCTATAAGATCTATCGAGAACCCTTTCTACGTGAGCTGGATAATGTAAAAACTGTTCTGGTTCTCCACAATTAAAACCAAATATAGATTGGTCATCATCACCAGCTAAAAAAACTAGACCTTGGTTGTCAACTATTTTATTAATAACAGCCCACATTAGTGGATTTAAATCTTGACACTCGTCTACAAAAACTATTTTATACTTTGGAAAACTAACTTCTGGTTTTAAACATGCAGCCAACATATCAGTAAAATCCATTATGTTGTAAGCAGTTTTGAATTCTTTGTAAGTGTCATAAGTAAATTCTAAATCTCTTCTGCTTATGTTACCAAATTGAAAATCATCTTGTTTTTCATCGTAATAATATCTTACAGACTCCCAAGTATCTTTTGATTTAAAATAACTTCTACCTTTATTTATTAAATCTAATTTCTTTTTAAGAATACTTCCGTCAAAATCTTCATCCTCTTCTGGCTCATCTTCTCTTTTTATTTTTTTTTGATACTGTTCTCTTGTTATCCATGATCTTACAGGAAGATTTAAACATCTATTAAAAAACATCTTGTCTGCTTTAGAAAATAAACTTGGTTCTGGTTTTGGTAACGCATTTTTACACAATGCATGCAATGTTTTTATAGGTTCTAGTTCTTCTTCTGTGAAATTTAAATCTTTTTTACAACGATCCCTTAAATTTTGAGCAGTTGCCCTGGAATACCCCACTAACAATACTTCTTCTTTTGGATAGCCATAGTCTAATTTTTCTTTTAAAATTCTTAATAACTCATGGGTTTTACCCGTGCCTGGAGGTCCAAATATTTTTGTAACTTTATAAAGATCTGGGACTTTAAACTTCACATGACCTCCTTGTTGTTCCCAAAAGTTATTTTTTCGTGTTTAAATTCTTCTTTTTCAAACTCATTTTCACTTACAGTATAAACATTTCTTTTTATATTTCCTTTTATATGTAGTTTACTATGACTAAGTCCTATTATATTTTTTAAAAAGGTATGCGTTGTGTGTTCAGCGTGCTTCCATTTTTTACTGTCAGTAATGTATGTATAGAAAGAATCAAAAACAAAATGAACTTTCTTTTCTTCCTTATCGTAAAAAGGTATTCTGTCTATTCTTGTTCTGTCTTCTGTTCTTCTACCTTCAAAACAAAAAGTTCTTAAAGATTCTGTTAGTTTAAACAACGGCATGCTTTCTTCTGGTGCATCTTCTCCTGTAGCTCTTTCTTGTAGTTCAGCTATTGCAGCATCCCAATCAACCTGTTTCATACGAGGTGGAGTTTTTCCTGTCTGCTCCGTTGCCGCTTCTCTTGCAAGTTGTTGGTTGGTTAATTCTTTTGAAGTTAGTTTAACTTCCTCTCCATCAAAACCTAAAAACCATTGTCTAGGTGTTGATTTAATGTAAGACAATGGTCCGAGTGCCGTGTGCTGTAAACCTTTTATAGATTTAACTCCAAATTTTTTTAATATACATTCACCCTTGTTACAAAATTTACTTAAATGATCTTGATTACACCTATATGGGTAGTCCTTATTTTCTCTAGAATTTACAGTTTTTTGCACTTCTTTATAAGTTAGTTCCGGTTTGAAAAATTTTGTGTTATACTCTCCCGTTTTATTTTGCCAGTTTTCAGGAAACCTCATTTTAAGATAACGAGTCATGTCTAATAAAACTTCGTCTCTTGCTCCTCTTTCTATGCCAAAGCTAGCTAACGTTTGTAAACATGGAGGGCCATCCTTAAAATCCTCATCGTTTAAACTGCATTCTAATTTTTTTAATTGACTAATTGTTATTATACTTTTTTGATATGTGTTGAAAAATTCCTCTATTGTAGCTTTTGATCCGTCTTCCTTAATCATATATCTTTCTGTGTTTTTGTAATTATAATATGGCAGGTTTATCCAACTACCAGCAGAGCCTTTGTCTAAATCTAAATACTTTTGCACTGGAAATATTCTGTCTGGTTTTTCTACACCAAATATATGTTTAATAGAATGTAATTTCTCTCTCATCAACAAAGCAGCTACAGGTTCTTTTAAGAAAACATATATATGAACACCTCCGCTTTTAGATCTAATAGGGACTACCGGTACATTTATGCTTTTTATTTTTTTAAATAATTCTGTTATGTCAGGTCTGTAATTATCTAAATCTATTGCACCCCAGGTGCATTTACTATTTTTATTTATTGGACAGATACCTAAACTATCTGCCATTATATCTCCATGCTTAACGTTAACTTTAAATTTCTCTCCGTTTAAATGTGCTCTCCAC